TGGCCCGCAAAGTTCTCATACAAACCTTGGCCTAGCGTCTTCTCGGTCTTGCGCCCACCCATTCGTTCCATGCCAACAGGCGCACCCTCGCCAAGGATCATGCGCTTGGTCACCAAGTCTTTAAACTTGTCGTTACCCTTTTGACCTAAATCTGGGGCGACAGCCTCCATCGTCAAAGTGGCTGGCCTGAATGGTCGCTGTACATTAGCAGATGTTGTCTCTAAGCCACCCCTTACGGTGTCAACCGCCTCTGGTGCCTTCTTTGCCAAATCTGCGGTCTTCTGTGCGCCTTTGATCATGCCTACAGGGCTGGCAAAACTTAACGCGGTCTCCATCATCGGGCGCTCTTCACCTGATGTCACGCCGTACTCATTCATCAAGTCCTTCAAGTGTTCAGACCCAAGGAACGGCTTGTCGCTCGACACCTTGATGTCTCGCCCTGTCAACTTGGAGCCAAGAACATCCAAGGGAATCAGTCCCATGTTGACCATGTCAATGACTGCGCTCACTGGATTGTTTGCCAGCACGCCGCGATTAAGTATGTCAGTAGCGGCGCGTGGCTTTTTCAGGCTGGACAACTCTTCCTTGCCCTGCTCCTTTGCCGCCTTGGCAAGGTACTCGGCCATCAGGCCAGCCTTGGTTTCGCGGTAAGGTGGGGAGCCAGAACTTTCCTCTGGGGATGCAATGCCGCCACCGTCAAACCTTTTGACAGGCGCATCAAATATGCTGGCCTTACCGCCACTTGCCATACGCTTTGCGGGCGCGTCAAAGATGCTGACCTTGCCACCGCCTGCCATTTTCTTAACATGGCCTCCGATGGCCTTGTGCATAGCAAATCGCTTTTGGAATCGAGCCATGTCTTCTTTGGATTCTTCTTTTCTCACAACGCCACCTTTCTTTTGTCCTGCTTTTTGCATCTTGGTCAACAGCGCCTCGGTCAACTGCACCGTGGGATCGTTCTTCGTGTAGTCCATCAGCGTCACGCCTCGGTTCTTGCCTTGTGCGGCCAAGTCCAGCGCCTTCTGCGCTTCCCAGTCGCTGTACACATCCCTGATTGGCACGGGAATGTAATTCACGCCAAGGTCTTCGCCAGTCAGAATCTTGCGGTAGTCGCTGTGCAGGTCAGGGCGGTCAATGACATCGCCCTCAAGCCTGAACAGCCTATTACCCAAATCAAGCGTGCCAGCGTTTGCCACATTGGGGTCGATGTTCTTCTCAAGCAACTCCTCCACGGGCACCGTGCGGCCCTTCTCGCCGCCCACACCACGGCCAGCAAAGATGTCAGCCATCAAGCCGCGCTGGTCATAAGTCTTGACCTGCTGTCGGAAGTTACGCGAACCTAAGTCAATCCCGTTAGGGAAGATTAACTTGCCCTTGTTGTCCACCGCATTGCTGGCGCGGTCACTCAACTTCTGGATTTCCTCGTTTGACATATTCTTGCGCTGGTTGGCAAAGATGTCAGCAAACTCACCGAACATGGTGGAGTTGGACTTGTGTTGTTCGAGGCCACCTACTGATGGTGTCCAGATCACTTTAGCACCTGCGGGCACGCCAGCCTTGTTGCGGTTCAGGATACGCGTTGCCATCTTCTGGTCGGTCACGCCTGCCGCCGCTTTAGCATCGGCGTAGTTGGGGTCTACCAACTGAATGCCAGAGAACCCGGGGCCACCCTTCTTGCCTTTAGACAGATCAACCCTCATGCGGTCATAGAAGATCGGCTTCATGTACGCGCCCTCATGCTGGCCGTAAGCCTCCGACGCCTTGATGGGAGGGTTAGCCGCCTCCAGCGCCAGCCGCTTGGCCTCCAGCGCCTGATCAGCCGCACGGCTTGCATTGCGTATTGCACTCAATCCGCCTTTGATCGCCTTGGTTGGGTCTGCCATGTTGCTCCTTACGCCGAGTAGGGGTTGACCCGCTTGGCTTGAGTGAATTCTAAATAATCATCGTCATTATCAGGCGGTTCTGGATTGATGTCGAGCCAGTTCATGTCCTTCAGTAACCGAATCGCTTGTGTCGCGCTGTCCACATAGTCGTCGTGTGCCGCATCAGGGAACGCGCATATCTGGGACAGGAACCCTTCGGCCCAACTTCTGACATAGCCCTTGTGGGTGTCGGACTCAGGAAGCCAGACACGGCCAGTCGCAAAGATGGACGCGGTGATCTGGAGGCGTTGCATCTTGTCAGCACGACCCGGGTTATAAGCCCGCACAGGCAGGTGGGCATAGCGCAACTCTTGGATCAGGGATATGCCTGCCGCCTTGTCCTCGACCAGTATCAGGTCTGGCCGCTTGGCATCGCGCCCTTCACCATAGGACACACGCCACTCCTCCAGCACCTTGGGCTTGAGTTTAGGGAAGGACAGGTGTTCAGCCCAGCAGTCGATCAGAAGCACGCTCATAGGCCCGTCCTGCGGCTTAAACACGCCCCATGTGGTCATGGCCGTCGGGTCGTTGTGTTCCTTCTCTGAGAAGGCGCAGTCATAGGACTGCACGATGTACTCGAACTTGGGGAAGGGCTTCTTGGCAGGCCATAGGCGGAACATATCGCGGCTGACCACCTTGCCGTCTTCGAGGTCAACGATCTGGCCTAGCACCTCCTGCTCATACAACTTACTGCCCTTGTATGACTCCAACTGCCGTTGGAATGCCTTGTCGAGGTTCTTGGCGTTGTCGAAGGTGCTGGCGCGGGACACCACCACATCGTCACCCTCACGGCCCACCAGATCAAGGATCAAGTCCTTGGGGCGCGGTGTCGTGGTCACAATGACACGAGGCTGGCTGTGGGGCTTGTCGTCTGGCTTGATACGCAGGCCAAGCATCATGTTGTCCCACGCCTCGTTCGGGCCGAGGTAGTTGAATGCGGCCAACTCGTCGCACCACACGAAGGATGAGTTGATACCGCGCAGGCGGTCGTATGAGTCAGCAGACACGCCCCTGATCTTGGAGCCGTTGCTCAACTTGATCAGGTGGTCTTGCTTGTTGTAGTCGGTCACCAGCGCCTCTGGGATGCACGCCAGCAGGCCAGACGGCCCTTCAAAGCAGGTGAACTTCAAGTCACCGCTGGTAGGGGCCAGCACGATGCTCATGGTCTCAGGGTGCGTCCATGCCCACCACCACAAGGCTTCAGCGGCTGACCTCGTCTTACCCGCCCCACGACCCGCAAGCATCAAGAAAACTCGGTAATCCAGTTGCAGGTCTGGCGGTATCTGGTAAGCGTGCGCCTTGGCTATCCACTGAGCGTGCGCAATAAAAGCGATTCGGTTATGTTCGGGCAGAGTCTCGAACTCGGCCACCGTCTGGTCATCGAACAGGTCAGCCAGCACGCTTGGTCATCTCCATGTTGCGGATGATCTCCTCGAACTTGCTGGCCGTCGCATCCTGAGTCGCGATGGGCGCGGCACCCTCCACGCCGTGCAGGCCCAACTTGTCGCCGTACTTCTTTGGCTTGAGTTTCATGGCCGTCCACTTGCGGGCCTCAATGCGTTGCTTCTGCCAAGCAAGGTAGGTCTGGTCAAGGCTGGTGCGCCCCTTGTCGTCGGTGTACTCAGGCGGCATCTCGTCGGCGATGGACAGAATCTCATCAGCGTTGGTGTCGGCCTGCTCTTCACGCGCACGCGCATATTGCTCCGCGAAGTCAGGGTGGCGCAACAACCAGTCGTACACCGTACTCTGCGCAGGAAGCACTCCAGTCGTATCAGCCCTCAGTATCTGGCGCAGGCTCATCCCCTCACTCAGTCCTATGCAGATCATGTCTGCTATACGCTGGTCGAATACTCTGCGTGGTGTTGGCTTGGGTTTATTTGCGGGCGTAGGAGCCTTTGCGGCCTTGGATGTCACCTTGGCCTTCACAATGGCTTTCGCGGCCTCCTGTGCCGCTTTGATGTTCTTTACGGGCCTCTTTGGCCCCTTCGGTGTTTCTGGCATGACCCATATTCCCCATAATGTCGAATTGATCGCAGTGTAATCGATTCGCTTTGGGTTCGCCATACCTCTCGGCTTTTGGGGCCGAGAAACCCATTCGGTTTTATTTCGGTTGCGCTTCGCTACATAGGTTCTTGACATACGCGCTGGACTTCTGCTTCATGCAGTCTTCCTCATCCAGCGTGAAGTCTGGAACCCACATCCAGAACATCAAAAACGCTATCATCATTATACCAATAATTAACTTTTGCAACACGGTCTCCTCTGGTAATTGTTGGCTTGGAAGGTCTTTCATCATGTCGTCAATCTCCTGCTTGTTCATTCTCTTCTCCTAAAATAACGCGCCGCAATACACGCTGAACTTCATGCAAATCATCGCGCAGGTAATCGGGGAAATTCTCCTTGACGGTGAACCCCCATGACTCCAAAGCCGACAACAACTTGACTGTGTCAAGGGCTTCCTCTCTGGTCATGCGGCCTCCTCGATCTCGTCGTACAGCCCTTCAAGGGCACTGATCGCAAACTTAATCATCTTGTCCTCGTACACAGGGGAGCCGTCCTC